GCACAACCAGAGATATTCAAAGAGCTCTCAGATAAAAATATTAGGGATGATATTCCAGAGGGTTTTGTAGAGATAAATGGAAAACTACATAAGATGGAGGACACCCCAGAGCAGAAAGAGGAGTGGGAAAAAAGATTTATAAGAACATTTGGATATTGGGGCGAAGAAATAAAGTTTATTAAGCAACTCCTAAAGGAGAGGGAAAGGTGGGCAATAGACACTTTTCTAAAGGATACCGCAAGTTATAACTCATTCCACAATGGGAGACCGAGAACTATGAGAAACGGTTTAAGTGGAGAAGGTTTTGAAGTTAGAGTATCTAAATTAAGTAAGAAGAAGTAATGAAGGTTATTAAAGCAAGGTTGGAAAATTACAACGATAGAAAAGACGGAACAGTATCTCTTAAACTAGATTCCCTTTTAGAAGTTCCTGATAGTGATATAGCAGAGATAAGGGGTATGAGGGGTAATATAGCGGTAGTAGTCATAACAGATGTTGTAGATGTCCTAGAAGCAGAGATTAACACTAAAGACATAATTGAGAACTTACCAGATGACCCATTCTTAGATAAAAGGATAACCCCAGGGCAACAGCAAAGAAGAGACCTGTTTGTAATACAAAAACTAAAACTAGGCAGGAATCCTAGTAAAGAGGAACAGGCAAGGTTCTACATTGATCGTATGGCTAAGATACATGAGCAGAACCTAGAAGAGATTAGAGAATTAGAAGATATAAGTTTTAAGGAAGACTAATATGTTTTGGACTATAGTAGGAGCGATTTTGTTTGTAACAGTAATCTTACCAATTATCTGGACAATTCTTGTCTGGGCTTGGGAGATAGCACGAGAGGGTGGTTGTTCATGGTTCTTTTGGTTGGTAATCTTAATAGTGTTCTTTTGTATAATTTTGTGATAGTGTATAATATAGGAAATAGGAATATGAAGACAGTCAAACAGATAGCAAAAGAAAATAACATGGCGGTAGTTACCCTATACAGGAGGATTATTGCTAAGGGAATGACCCCTAAGTTAGAAAAGGGGATTATGGTTCTCAATCCACAAGAGGAGAAAGATATATTAGTTTATTCAAAGAGAGGTCGCAAAAATGCCCAGCAAGACCTTAAGCAAGAAAGGTAAGAAACAAAAAGCTTGGACCATGTTTAGTAGGTATATAAGAACCCGTGATTGTTTAAAGACCTCTAAGTTTCCTGATTGTGGTAAGTGTGTAACCTGTGGGAAATTCTTTCCAATAGCAGAACTTCAAGCTGGTCATGCCATCTCTGGTAGAAACAACTCTATCCTATTTGACGAAGAATTGGTAAATGCTCAATGTAGGGGTTGTAATGGCTATGGGAACGGAAGATATGCAGATTATTCCCTGTGGTTTATTAAGAGGTATGGACAGGACAAATGGGAAGAAAAGGTAAGGTTAAGCCACGAATTAGTACCTGACTTGGATTATGATGAGATATATGAGAAGTACAAAAAGAAGTATGACAAATTAATGGAGAAGTGGAAGGATTTTAAGTAAGAATTTGACAACAATTTATGTGAGGGTTATAGTTAAGATAATTTGCTTATATACTGCCATGAGTAAAGGAGAAGCTGATTTTGTAACATCAAGTTTAGGGTTAATATCATTCTTGATGTGGCATGACATATATCCTGTTAATTTAACCTTTGAACCCCAGGTCGCTTGTTTGTATAAGAACAGGAATGTAGACTGGGCAGAGTTGATAGAATCGTATTGGAGTGGAGAAAGGATACCCTCCTGTGAATTGTCCGAGTATGTAGTAGTAGCTAAGAGAATCCTGGACTTGGGAGAAATACAAAAAATCTGGTTCAGGGAGGCTAAAGAAGCAGTAAAAGACCTGAGAGAAGATTATCAGTTCCCTATATTTGTTTAGTAAAGAATAAAACTATGAACACTATTGTATACAGTGCAATCTATGGAGATTATGACAAACCGAAGGCTCAGCCCCTCAAAGAGAAGCCCATTTTGTTTACAGATACAAGCGAGAGTACAGACTGGGAGGTTAGAAAGGTCTTAAGAGAAGAAGAGCATCCTAGAATGAAGGCTAAGTATTTTAAGTGTATGCCACACCAGGTATTGGACTGTGATGTTAGTATATGGATAGACGGGACTGCTATTATTAAGACCCCATATTTTGTAGACTGGTGTTTGGAGCAATTAGGGGATAATGACATTGCTTTGTTTAAGCATCCATTTAGAGATTGTATCTATGACGAAGGGAACTTCTGTTGTAATATGCCAAAGTACAGTAACGTGCCAATAATTCCACAGATTATGGAGTATCTTAGAAGGGGACACCCAAGAAAGGGAGGCTTATGGGCTTGTGGCCTGCTAATCAGAAGGCACAATGATAAGGTTAAGAAGTTTAACAAATTATGGTGGAGTCACAACAAGAAGTATACTTATCAGGACCAATTAAGTTTTCCTGTTTGTGTTAGGGAGGCAGAGTTAAGGATTGGCACAATAGATATGCCCCAGTATGACAACGATATAATTGATTTTAATTCATTACATAAAAACGAACTATAGGATTAAGAGAGGTTAGTATTTAATTTAAGCCAGGAGAATTATGAGTGAAGATGTTAGTAAGCCATACACAAGGAGGACCCCAGAAGATATTAAGAATTATCAAGAGAACTGGGAGCTAATCTTTGGAAAGAAGAAGAGAAAACTACAAAGGCAATTACATGAGATTAACAGTAAAAGACATCAGATAATAGACGGGATACAAGCCAAAGGGGGGAGGACAGATAGAAGAGAAGAAGAGCTTGAATCACTAAAGAAGAAGAGAGTAAAAATCATTAGAGAATTGGACAAGCTAAAATAATGGTATAATAGATATATATAACCTATAATTCGTAAGTATGAGCAAAGCAACCACAGAGCAAGTAGAAGAAAGTGAGAATAAGTCTATTATACAAAAGCATAGTTATCAGGACTATCTTTTGATTTATTCTGAGTTAAAAATATTAGATAAGGCTACAAGGGCATTGTGGCTATTAGCTATGACTACAAAAGATGAGAAGTTAAAAGCAGATATTCTTAAATGGTTTGTAGAGTCTGGAATAGGAAGGGCAACCCAAAGAACAGACATAACAACCAATGGAGAGTCTATATCTTCAGGAGTTATTATTAAATGGGAGGATGACGATGAAGATATACGAACCACATAAATATCAAAAGCAATTCCATAAGAGCAACGCAAGATTTAGAACCTTTATAGCTGGGAGAAGAGGAGGGAAAACTTTGGCTGGAACTATTGAGGCTTTGTCTTATGCGTATGGTATGAGAGTAGGAAACAAACAAGAAATAAACACCCCTACTCATGGCTGGATCATATCCCCCACATATCAGATGCTTAAAGATGTAAACATACCAGTCTTAATGGAATGGTGTAATCCTAAAGCGATAGCAAGTTGGAATAAGTCGGACAATAGGCTGGAACTTACCAATGGAAGTACAATTACCCTTAGAAGTGGAGAGAACCCTGATAGGTTAAGAGGAGTAGGACTAGACTGGCTATGGCTTGATGAGGCTTGTTTTATGAGTAAACAGGTGTGGGAAGTATTGTACCCAACCCTAACAGATAAGAATGGTATTGCTTGGGTAACAACAACGCCACAGGGGTATGATTGGGTGTATGACACCTTTTACAAACCAGCAATAGAAGGAAAAGAAGGCTTTGAAGCATGGAAGTTTACAACCTTAGACAATCCTTACATTGACCAGAGTTTAGTAGAACAAGCAAAAAGGGACTTGTCTGAGATGATGTTTAGGCAAGAGTATTTAGCCTCCTTTGAGAAGTTTGAAGGACTTATATACCCAGACTTTAACGAGGTAAGGCATTGTAAAGAGAGTGATAAGGCATTAACGGATATTTACTTTGTAGGATTAGATGTAGGTTGGAATCACCCTACTGCTGGTCTTCTAGTTAAAGAGGATATAAATGGAAACCTATTTGTCATTGATGAGTTTAGAGAGCAGTTTCTAACAGCTAAAGACATTAGTAATCAGTTAAACGGAATGCTTATCAGGAACGGATTAAGAGAGCAGGATATACAAATGTTTGTTATTGACCCAGCAAGTAAGGGAACACAGCAGACAAGTGGACAAAGTATGATGTTCCAATTACAAGAAGAAGGCTGGGGGTTTGTTCCTGCTAACAATGATGTTATGGCTGGTATTAACAGGGTAACTAGAATGTTCAGAGAGAACAAGTTGTTTATATCAAAAAGATGTAAGAACTTAATTGAAGAGTTAAACAATTATCATTGGAGAAAATGGAATGAAGAAAAGGATACTAGCAGAAGTGAGCCATTTAAGTTGGGCGAAGATCTGGCAGACAGTTTAAGGTATATTGTAATGAGTAGACCAGATTACTTTGAGCATCCTAAGTTGAATATGTATGGGCAATTAGTAGAAGAAGAAGAGGATGAGGATGAGAGAGATGTTAACGATACAATAGACGAGATGATGTCAGGAGATAATTTAATATAAAACTATAATGGAACTACTGCTCGGTGATTGTTTGGATAGGTTAAAGGACTTAGAAGATAACTCAATAGATGCGATTGTTACAGACCCTCCCTATGGACTTAGTTTTATGGGCAAGAAATGGGATTATGATGTACCAAGTGTTGATATATGGAAAGAGTGTTTAAGAGTTCTCAAGCCTGGTGGGTATTTACTATCCTTTGCAGGTACAAGAACACAGCATAGAATGGCTGTTAATATTGAAGATGCAGGGTTTGAGATAAGAGATATGATAGCTTGGGTATATGGTTCAGGATTCCCCAAATCGCTGAATATCGGGAAGGCGATTGATAAGATGCTGGGTAACGAAAGAGAACTTATTTCGGTTGGCGGGAAGTGTGGCGTATTTGCACACGCCGGAGACGGTAGAGAGCAAGACATCAATAATTACCAAGCCGTTACCACCAAAGGCAACTCCGAATGGGAAGGCTGGGGAACTGCCCTTAAACCAGCACTAGAACCTATTACAGTAGCAAGAAAGCCTTTGGGAGAAAAGACAGTAGCCGAGAACTGTTTGAAGTGGGGGGTAGGTGGAATAAACATTGATGGGTGTAGGGTGGGAACAGAAGGAATAACAACCAATGGAAAAGGTAAACAAGATGGCAACACTCCAATAGTTCCACAATCACCAGACTTTGTAGGAGAAACACACATAGGTCGCTTCCCAGCCAATCTAATCCACGATGGTTCTGATGAGGTAGTAGGGTTGTTTCCACAGAACAAATCAACAGCCAATGTAAGACATAACAAAGCAAGTGAGAATACTTGTATGAGTGGTAAAAACTATGAGAGAGATGGGTATGGTTACTCTGATTCTGGTTCGGCAGCACGCTTCTTTTACTGTGCCAAAGCAAGTAAGAGAGAAAGGAATATAGGGTGTGAGGGGTTGGAGAAAAAAGTGGGTGTTGGCAACTTTATGGCAGAGGCCAAATGGATAAACGACCCAAGAAGCCCAAATGGTGGCTATGAAGCAGCCCCAAGCAAACCACAATCTAATTCACATCCAACAGTTAAACCTCTTGCTCTTATGGAGTATCTTGTAAAGTTAGTAAGTAGAGAAGGACAAGTGGTACTAGACCCATTTATGGGTAGTGGTACAACAGGTATGGCTTGTAAGAAGTTAGATAGAGAGTTTATAGGAATAGAAATGATGCCAGAGTATATGGAAATAGCTCAAGCTAGGATAGAAGGTGTTAAAAAAGGGGAACAACTTAATATGTTATAATTGTATATATGGAAACAACAGTCATAGTTTTGTGTATTTTACTTGGCATTGCAGTAGTGGCTCTTGGGGTTATAGCCTCTTTGCAGGTAATAACAGGCTCAAGTGAGAGAAAAGAGTTACAAAAACTACTTAAAGCAAGGGATTTACCAGAGTTTACTACTTATGGAGAAAAACCCGAAGAAGAAGAAATAGAAGATACTAGTAATCTGGTGGATTTAGAAAACATGGACACGGTAATACAGGAGGCAATAGAAAAGACTTTTAATAAAAAGGAATAAAGAACGAGGAGTATTAATCTAGTTTAGAATACAAATGGTAAGCACAGCTCAAGATTACGAGGAGAAGGGTCGTAAGAAGAAGTACGACAAAGAATATTGGTTATCCTATACTAAGGAGAAGTTTGATGAGAGTAGGAATTGGAGAGGCAATAATGTTGAACTTCAATGGTTTGTGAACTACATGTATTACAAGGGTAACCAGAATCTCAAGTATGATAAAGTAACAGGAACATTTATAAAGGATGTTAGAAACCCATTAACCTTTTACATTAATCATACCTACATGGTTTGTAGGGCTGTCAGAAATGCTGTCATGAAGGCTAATCCTACTTGGGATGTAGACGCCTTGCCTTATGGGGAACTAGATAGTGACACTTCAAGAATATTAGGAGAGTATTTGGCATTCCAATACGACAAGCTCAATTTAGAAGAGAAGGTAAACAAAGCTTTACTTTATGGATTACTTTATGGACTAGGGATATTCCAGTATGGGTATGATGACAGATTAGACAATGGCGAGGGTAATGCTTGGATAGAGTGTTTAGATCCTTTTGATACTTACATTGACCCGTACTGTTCGAGCATTGAAGACGCAAGGTATGTGGTTAAGGTTATGAGTAAGCCTTTGGAGTTAATCCAGGAGAACCCTAATTATGACAAGAAGGTTACAGAGAATCTAACTACTACAAGTAATTTATCAGAGAGCGATTACAAGAACCTAATTATCAGTAACGAGAACAATGTAGATGCCGGGGGAAAGAATGTTATATTACACGAGACCTGGTGTGTTACTAAGGAAGGAATAAGAGTGGTAACCACAAGCCCACAGAGTGGAGAGATACTTAGGAATGAATTGACCTCCTTTAAGAAGTTACCTTTTGAGATATATCAACCTGACATCAACGTGGGGGGTATTTACGGTGAAGGCTGGGTTAAGAATATTGTACCTCTGAATAAAGCGGCTAACTACTTAGAAACAAGTAGACTTGAGTACAACATCTTGATTAACAAGGGCAGATTGCTTATTCCTAAGGGAGCAGGAGTTAAGAGTGTCACCAATCAGAATGGTGAGAAGATATACTACAAAGCAGGGTTCAAGCCTGAGTTCTTACCAACACCTCCAATGGGAAGTGATGTAGACAGGCAGATAGACGCACTTGGAATGTATATTCAAATGATAGGAGCAGCTAACGAGGCATTTATAGGACAGACTCCGACTGGGGTTAAAAGTGGCATTGCTATTGAGACTTTAATTGCCTCTAACTTCAATCAGTTATCTGACCTTGTAAACAACTTAGCCAACTGCTTGGCAAAGCTAGGGGAGGATATACTACAACTAGGGTATGAGTATCAGTTACTTACAAAGCCATTTAGGGCTTCAAATGGGGAATATTACGGGGTACTAGGTGGAGGGCAACCACCAGTAGATATAGAGAGGCTTCTAAAGGTAGTAGCTATTCCTTCCAACCCAGAGGTCAAGGTAAGAATCACAAGTGGAGTTGCTCATACAAAGGAGGCCAAGAGAGACATTCTAATGGCCCTAAGAGCAGGTGGGGATGTAAGTAGGCAGACCCTATTGGAGAATCTTAATATAGACGCAGAAGAAGAAAAGGAAAGAATAGCAGAAGAGCAAACGCCACCAATGCCACCAGTTATGCCAGGAATGGAAGGAATGGGTGAAGTAGACCCTGACGCACCACTGCCAGAGGGGATGCAATTAGAGGTGTAAAAGGGTTATGCTATAATTAAATAAGGATAGTCTTTATTGCGCAGCAGGTCTATCCTCGGCCTGTTGCTCAGTGGAGAGTATCCACTAATCGCTCTTTATAGTTAAATTTAATAACCCAACCGACACTGAAGTCGTTAAAATGTGGGAAAAGTTATGGAGGAGAACACAATAGCTGTAAACACAACAACGGAAGCTCCCGTTACTGATTCAGCACCAGTAGAAACAAGCACTGTAGATACTTCTATTGAATCGTCAGAGAAGACGGAAACCACCAGTGAGGGAATACAGGATGGTACTAAGGCCCCAGAGACTAAGAGCATTCCTTATGATAGGTTTGCAGAAGTTAATGAGAAGGCTAAGAAGTACGAAGCGGAATTAGCAGAGCTTAGGGCACAACAGGAAGAAGCCCAAAGACTTGCCAGTATGACTCCTGACGAACAGGCTCAACAACAGCAATTAGAGGTCGCAAAAGAGACACTCAAGAAGCTAGGGTTTGTTACTAAGGAAGAACAGCAAAAGATTATGCAGGAAGAGAAGGCAGCAAATATGTTTATCTCGGAGTGTAATCGTTTGGAAGGTAAGTACGATGGTTCTGATGGAATGCCAAGGTTTGTCGCAACCGAAGTCGCCGCTTATATGGATGAGTTGGCTAAAACAGGGCAGTTTATATCTGACCCCGAGACGGCCTATAAGTTAAAACACTTAGACCAGATAGCAGAGGCTAGAGCAAAGCAACAGAGAAGTTCTACATATTCCGAGAAGCAGCAAGGGGGAATGAACCAGGTAAATGATACTAGGAGTTCAGAGCTTGAAGCTGCTACAAAAACAGGAGACTTTACACAGTTTCTTAAGAAGTTTGCACCAATGCCAAAGGCTTAACATATAGCCGAAGTAAAAGCGTTGGGAAGGTGGAATTATTCACTAGACTTCTAGGGGCTGTTATTCACGAGGATACAGAGGACATTAAAATTAGTTATTATTACAATGGCTGTTTATCAGACATACGATACTAAGACAAATCACGAAGATTTGACAGATGTATTAACAAAAATCGGAGACATGACGACACCCGTGTATTCAAAGCTCAGAAAGGTATCTGCAAAGAACACCCTTCACGAGTGGAGTACATACGAGCATGACAGTGCCGCCGTAAACGCACAGATAGAAGGTGCTACATATGAATACGGAGCATTAACTGCACCAAGTAGATTAACAAACTATACCCAGATATTCAGAAAAACATTCCAAGTATCTAACACCCAACAGGCGGTAGACCCAGCAGGAATGGAAGACGAATACGCATTCAGGGTTCAGGTTGCCTTGGAGGCTATCGGTAGAGACATAGAGAAAGCTCTAGTCACAGGTTCCGGCAACTCAGGAGCATCAGGAGCATCTGGAACTGGTAGGGAGTTAAAGGGAATCATGGGATTCATTACCACCAATATATCCTCAGGGACAGGGACTGGAAGGGACTTAACAGAGGCAGAGCTTAATAGCTTAATCCAGGATTGTTATAAGAATGGTGGAAGACCAGACTGGTTACTTGGTTCATATACTCAAGTAAACAAACTTGCACAGCTTATGAGTTCAGACAGGACTTACAATGATGGAAATAAAGAGTTTACATCTCAGATGTTGGTATACTCTTCTCCATTTGGAAGACTTATGGTTGAAGGCGACAGTCAGATTGCCGATACCGAGTTAGCAGTCCTACAAAAAGATATGTGGGCTGTAGCACAACTAAGACCAGTTAAAAAGATAGATACTCCAGAGACTGCTGATGCAAAGAATGGAGTCTTGATTGGTGAACTGACCTTAGAGGCAAGGGCAGAGAAGATGAATGGTAAAATGACTAGACTAGCAGTTTAGTAGTTTTTACTTTTAATTCTTTGAGAAGGGGAGGGGGTAACCTCTCCCTTTTCTTTTTAATGGTATAATTGATATATGACATTGGTAGACCCAAGTGGGAAGAAGCTAACAGGTAGAAGCAAGGAGGAGGTAGAGGATATTCTTCTTAAGTTAGCTCCTAAGAATAAAGAGCAGGAGCAAATATTAGCTAAAGCCATTGGAGAGAGAATAGAGAAGATAAGGAAGGAGAAGATGGCGAGGGGATTAAAGAATGATTTTGATGGGGTGTTTGAGAGAAACGCAAAGATGAGAGCAAGTAGGGGTGATGGGTTCAGTAAGAGTAGAGATTGGAGGCTAGAAGCTATTATCCCAAGAGAAATGTATTATGTAGCTAAAAAGGTGTGGGGGGATGATGTCATTACAAACCCTGTAAAGTTTAAGGAAGCCTTTGTAAAGGACGAGCAGGGGAGATTATGTTTAACAGTAGATCCTAACACTATTTAGGAATATAAATTATTACGAGGATATTATGTCCAAGAAATCCAAAACAAAAGGGAAAAGACCCCTACAAGTCTTATTTTTACCTGCTGATGAGGGGGGTTGTGGTTGGTATAGAATACGCCAGTTCCATGAGGCCCTGCAATTGAGGAGTGATGTTAGAAGTATCTTATTGGATAATAAAGAAAGTGGGGACAGAGTAATAGAGTGTATTAAAGATGCAGACATTATAGTGGCAAGATTGCTTGACTTGCCCTATGTAAAAAAGATAAAAGAAGAGATAGCCCCTGAGAAGAAGATAGTCTTTGACCATGACGACAATACAATGGAGGTATTGCCAACTTCAGAGCATTATGGAGAGTTTGGCACAGAAGACGCTTGGACGGTTGTAGACGGGCAACTTAAGCCAATATGGGTAACGGGGCTGACTGAGAACTTCAATAGGTACAGGAACCTATCAGGGCAAATGGGGTTATTGTATATGTTAGCAGTCGCTGATTTAATAACAACACCAGTGGAGAAATTATTGGAGTATTACTTACAGTTCGGTGGCAAGGAAGTAAAGGGTGGAATAGTACACAATGCTCTTAATTACGATTTATACCCTGAGGGGGAGTTTATACCAAAAGACAAGAAGAAGGGGGAGATTAGACTAGGTTGGCAGGGTGGAGTAAGCCACTTGGGAGACTGGGAAGAGATAAAAGAGCCATTAGTAAGGGTGTTAAAAGATTATCCTGAGGTTACTTTGCATATAGTAGGAAGTTATTACAAGAATCAGTTTATAGACATAGCCGATAGAATAACAAGATACCCATGGTATCCATTTAAGGCCTATACATTCAAGTTAAAGACCCTAGGACTGGATGGAGCAATCATTCCATTGGAGAGTAAGCCATTCAACGAGTACAAAAGCGAGATAAAGTTTGTAGAATTTACTGCTTTGGGGTTGCCAAGTGTAGTAAAGAACATGCTACCGTACTCAAAGGTCGTAACAGAGGAGAATAGTTACCCATACAAGGACAATGTAGAGTTTGAGAAGCAATTAAGGGCTATGATAGAGGATATTAAGTCTAAAAAGGCTCAAAACAAGGTTAAAATAGGTCAAGAATGGGTTAAGAATGAGAGGGAAATTAGCAAGGAGGCAGGTAAATTAGTCAAGTTATATAAGAGTATTCTGCCAGAAGAAACCCAAAGGGAGTTGTTGTAGCTATGGTATAATTATATATAAGGTGATACGAGGATGATTTAATTGATTTAGTACAAAGATGACATTCTCGCAAATGCAGACAGAAGTGGGAGATTTGCTCAATATGACAATAGGGGCTAATAGCACGGTAACTAGCACACAGGTTAAGAGAGACCTTAATACTGCAAGAGACCTTGTGTTAAACAGACTTCTAACATTAGGACAAAACTACTTTTTAAGAATTGCTAAGGCTGATACAGTCGCTAATCAGTCTCTTTACTCGCTACCACAGGACTTTAGAAAGTTTGTAAGGCTAGAGGTAGGATATGCCAATGCTACGGACAGGGTTAAGGTAGACCAGATAGACTTAACAGAAATAGGAGACCCTAATGTAGATATTTTTTCTCAAGCAGACCCTAAATACACGATTTTAGGCAATATGTTTGAACTGCGACCAGCACCAATAATAGCAGTTGAAGATGGGTTATATATGGTTTATGTAGAAAACCCTGCTGACATGAGTGCAGATGATGATACATCAGGACTTCCACTAGACTATGACCACTTGCTCACTCTTTATGCAAGTGCAAAGGGGAAATATACACTAGGATTACCAAATGAAGGAAATAACATGATGGCACAGTTTAATATGGGATTAGATGAGATGGAGAACAACATTGTAGAGAGAAACATTGACAGTGGTGGAACAATCTCCCTTGTAGATGAGTATGGAGGTCTATAATGACAAACTGGACAGATGTAAATGACACAACTACTCCTTTTAGAAAATATAGTGGAGGAGATAGACTAACAACACAGGACGGAAAGGTATTACAGACACAGGACGGCTTTGATTTAGTAGAACAAGGTATAGAGAGTGGGTTTGTAGATGTTAGTGATGAGGATACACTTTGGGGGGCGTTTGGGGGATTGATAAGGCTTGTTACAGAGGGATACAGGGAAAATCTAATGTCAGAGGGAAACTTGGACTATCTTGTATACAGTCACGGAGAGGATTTAGAAATATGGACTGATACAGAAGACATAGAAACAACATATACTAAAATAAATGATGTGTAAAAATGGCAGACATAAAAATACTTGATTTAGAGGAGGCAACAGAGATAACAGAAACAACTGATTACATATCTGTTGTTGATACAAGTGATACAACGCAGGATAGTACAGGAACAACTAAAAAGGCTACTGTTAGGAAGTTATTAGGAGACAGGGTATTGCCTGATACTATTGTAGGAACAACGGAAACACAGACACTTACTGATAAAACATTGTCAACTGGTAGTGTTATAGACGCAAATGTAAATGTGGTAGAAGTTCTTAAAAAGGCTTATCCAATAGGAAGTGTATATATTAATGCGAGTAATGCTACAAATCCTGCTAGTTTACTGGGTTTTGGAACTTGGAGTGAGTATGGGCAAGGTAGGGTGCTAGTGGGTAAGAGTGCAGAAGCAGAGTTTGATACAGCAGGAAAGACAGGGGGAGAAAAGACACATACACTTACAATAGCAGAAATGCCAGCACATACTCATAAAGTTGGTTCAACTTCTCTTGTTACTGCTAGTGGTGGTAATGAAAGAAAACCTGAGGGAACTAGTGATAATACTAGTTCTACTGGTGGTGGACAAGCACATAACAACTTACAACCTTACATAGTAGTTTATTTTTGGAAAAGAACGGCTTAATAAGAATGTTTAATTTAGACAATATACAAAATGGCAGGTAACAAAACATTTACAGAATTAACAGAATTAACAACAGTAGACAAAGACAACGACTGGATGGCTGTTGTAGATGTCTCAGACACTTCTGCTTCTACTTATGGAACAACTAAGAAAGCAAATGTTGCTCAATTTGTAGGAGAAAAAGGAGATGCTGCAACAGTAGATGTAGGAACTACCACAACAGGAGAGGCTGGAACCAATGCTAATGTAGTGAACTCAGGGACTACGAGTGCAGCGGTATTAGATTTTACAATTCCTAGAGGGGATAAGGGAGACAAGGGAGATACTGGTCCTACTGGTCCAACAGGAGCAGCCTCAACAGTAGCTGGGCCAACTGGTCCAACGGGTAGCACAGGAAGTACGGGACCCACTGGTCCTACAGGGGCCAAAGGAGATACGGGTTCAACAGGACCCACAGGTTCTACAGGTCCAAAAGGAGCTACGGGTCCAACAGGACCGACTGGACCTACAGGAGCAAAGGGGGCAACAGGATCAACTGGTTCTACTGGAATACAAGGAATAACAGGACCTACTGGTCCCCAAGGAATACAGGGAATACAAGGAGTTACTGGGCCAACTGGAGCTAAGGGTGCCACTGGTGAGCAAGGGGTTGCGGGACCGACTGGTAGTCAAGGACCAACTGGTGAACAAGGAATAACGGGACCAACCGGTCCTACAGGTCCCATAGGGGCTACAGGTGCTACTGGGCCAACTGGTGTTAAAGGAGCTACGGGTACTACTGGTTCCACTGGTCCTACTGGGGACACTGGGGTTACTGGTCCTACAGGGCCAACAGGCTCTACGGGACTTCCAGGAGATATATATGCTACAACTTCTAGTACAAGTATTAATTTAGACACGGTAACGGGAGAGAACTCAATAACGGTTGACAGTGGGTTAGCTTACACAGCAGCACAGTCAATTATTATTGCTTATGATTCAAGTAATTACATAGAGGCTACAGTAGTCTCTTATACAGGAACGACTTTAACCTATAATGTAGGTACGGTTACAGGAACAGGTACTTACGCTGATTGGGACCTTAATTTGGCAGGAGCACCAGGACCTCAGGGACCTACAGGTCCAACAGGCCCAACAGGAGCTGCTAGTACAGTAGCAGGCCCTACTGGTTCTACCGGACCAACTGGACCCACAGGATTGCAAGGACCTACCGGGGCGACTGGAGCTACAGGTTCTACAGGGGTTACTGGTCCAACGGGACCTACGGGGCCAACGGGTGCCACGGGTCCAACAGGACCGACTGGACCTACAGGAGCAGAGGGTCCAACAGGACCTACGGGTGCTAAGGGCGCAACTGGTGCGACTGGAACGAGTTGGTTATGGAGACATGACGAATGGGTAGATACTGCACAGTATGCAGTTGGAGATACAATACACGAGGCTGGAACTTCTTATGGTTGTAAAGCAGACCATACGGCAGGTTCAACAAACAAACCTGATACTGGTGCGTTTTGGACAAGTTACTGGATGATAATGGCTAAAAAGGGAGACCAGGGTACGACTGGTCCTACAGGATTAGATGGTGGGGATGGTGCTACGGGACCAACAGGACCGACTGGGCCTACAGGTAGTGCGAGTACAGTACCAGGGCCAACTGGGCCGACAGGACCAGAGGGACCGACAGGACCAACAGGCCCACAAGGTTCTACGGGTCCACAGGGTAGTACAGGACCCAAAGGTGATACAGGTAGCACAGGACCACAAGGACCAACTGGTGCTAAGGGAGATACAGGAAGTACAGGACCTCAGGGTCCCACAGGTCCACAAGGGGCTACAGGTGCCGATGGAGATATTTACACTTGGAAGGGTGCATGGGCAACTTCAACAGGATACTTGGTAAATGATACGGTAGAGAATGATGGAAGTGGATATGTATGTACAGTTGCTCATACTTCAGGAGCTTCAACCGAGCCAGGTGTAGGTGCTTCTTGGGCAGATAAATGGGATTTGTTTGTAGAAGGATTACCAACTCCTAACTTAACAACTTCAACAACAACAAACCTTACTGGTGTAATAACTGGGAATGGGAGTGTATTATCTTCTAAAGCAAATCCTAGTGGAGCAATAGTAGGCACAACAGACACACAGACACTAACGAATAAGACAATAGATGGAAAGAACAACACAATAACGAATACTAATCCTCCTGGTTCTATTATGATGTTTGGAGGTTCTTCTGCACCAACAGGGTATTTACTTTGTGATGGTAGTGCAGTAAGTAGAAGCACTTATTCTGCTTTGTTTACAGCAATAGGAACAACTTATGGAACTGGTGATGGTTCAACAACATTTAATGTTCCTAATGTAAAGGGTAAAGTGCCAGTAGGTCGTGATAGTGGTGATACAAGTTTTGATACTTTAGGAGAAACAGGTGGTGAGAAGACAACGAAGCTTACTATAACTGACTACCAGTTTGGTACATGGAGAAGTGAGGCTGGAACTTCCGATAATATAAACACAAATGTAAATTCAGGTACAACTTATGGGTTTAGGACTAGGTATTCTTCAAATAACAACACTGCACACAACAACCTACAACCTTACATAGTATTTAATTACATTATTAAGACCTAGTGCAAAACCGACACAATATACACAAATATATAATAGGAGTAGTTCTTTTGATAGTATTGTATTTTCTGCGAGATTACATTGCTTACTTCTTTTTACTTTTAAGTTTAGGATTATTTAGATTATGAGTGATTTTAACTTGAGAGTGGATTAACAATGAGAATAACAAGAGGACACACAATATCATTTATAGTAGGAGTTCTAACAACCCTTCTCTTATTGTTTTTATTCAGGTGGAAAATTATGTGTTTTTTAATTTGGGTATATCTTAGACACTAATGGCTCAAGCATACGATGCAATAATAGCGACAATTACAGTAGCAAGTGATGCTTCCCAAGTCGTAAAGACAATGGTTAAATCAACAACTTGGAGAGAAGGTACTTCTGGGACTTGGCTATCTACCAACTGCACTCTAACAGCAGGAAACACTTATCAATTTAGAACCCCCTTGTCGGGGATGTCTTCTGATAGTACTGCTATACTTCCTAACATAAAAGCAAGTGTTACCGTTGATTGGGACACTACTGCAACCCTTATAAGTACGCTAGGAAATGGTTTTATGGCTTACTATGCTTATGGGTGTACTAATTTAACAAGTTTATCAGTACCAGACACTTCAGGACTCACTAGTGTAGGAAATTCTTTTATGTCTGCCTACGCTGGTAATTGTAGTGGTTTAACTAGTTTGTCAGTACCAGACACTTCAGGACTCGCTAGCGTAGGAAATGGTTTTATGGCTTACTATGCTGGTAATTGTAGTGGTTTAACTTCTCTAATACTTCCCGATAGCACAGGGAGGTTTGGTAGCTATAATGTAAACTGGTCTGTTCCATCAGGGCGATTGGGTTACTTGTATGGATACACACCCGATTCTACCTCACAAACTGCGTGGAGAGCATTAACTGTTTCTGGGAAAACACTATACACAAACTATATTAGAGCAGAGGACCATGTGCTTCTTTCCACTACTCCAGTAATAGGTGCTAAGTATCCCCTACCTCCCTTTAGAATAAGTTGAGATGGTATAATTAACTATGTTATCAGCAGTTCTAATTGTTAAAAATGAGGAAGAACTTTTAAGTAAGTGCTTAGACACTCTTAAAGGGGTAGACGAGATAATTATCACAGACACAGGAAGTACGGACAAGACTAAAGAGATCGCCAGTAAGTATACAGACAAGATTTATGACTTTCCCTGGATAGATTCGTTTTGCAAGGCTAGAAACTTCTCTAATTCCAAAGCTACGGGAGAGTGGATCTTAACCATAGATGCTGACGAGGAACTTTTAACCCCTATGAATACTATTAAAGATATTCTTAGTAAGACAGATAAGGAATTACTTAATGTTATTATTACAGACGGAAAGGGAAACGAGCATAAGTTTCCAAGACTATTTAAAAACTCTAAGGACATATTTTGGAGAGGGGATATACACGAGAGTTTAAGCAAGACAGGACAAGAGGACACTCCTATTACAATCAAGTACGGATACTCACCAGCCCATAAAAACGACCCTGATAGGGCTTTAAGGATACTTAAAAAGTCTCTTAAAACAGACCCCAAACTAACAAGAGAGAGATATTACTTAGCAAGGGAGTATTTTTACAGAGAGCAATGGGAAAAGGCTATTAAGGAGTTAGACATATATCTTAAACTAGCCAAGTGGTTACCAGAGAAAAACGATGCGTGGCTTCTGAGAGCAAAGTGTTTGGCAGGTTTAGAAAAATGGGAAGAGGCTTGCGATAGTGCATGGCAGGCTCTTAAATACAACGCCAACTTTAAAGAAGTCCTAGAGTTTATAGGTAATCACATGGATACGGTCAATAAAGAGAGGTGGTTAAGTTATGCAAAGATAGCAGATAATAGGGATGTCTTGTTTGTTAGAACCAATAAAGGCTAAGTTCTTTGTAATGGTATAATTATATATTAAGAGGACTTTAGTTTAGTATCAATAATATGGCTAGAAGTAAAAGAGTCGTACAGAAATATCTTGATTTTAGTGGTGGACATCAATCGTTTACTTCTCCTTTGCTTTTGCGAGTAAATGAGTCTCCTTTTTTGTACAATGTAGACATAAGTAAGCCTGGTATTTTAGCAAAATCACTTGGCTATGCTCAGATAGGCACAGGTACAGGTAGTGGCTATAACAGAGGAGTATTTGCTTGGAATAGAGAAAATGGAGATGATGAGCTATATCAGGTGTATGGCTCTGATATGTATAAATACAATGGTTCAAGTTTTGTTTCTATAGGAAGTGGGTTTGGTAGTGGTACAAGTCCTGTTGAGTGGGGAGTGTCCTTTATTAATACAGGAACAGGAGTAGGTACAGGAGCAGAAACATTTGTAGAAAGACTTTATGTTACTCAAGGAATAGAAGGTCCAGTACAATATACAACAGGGGCTTCTATGTCTAGTTTAGCCAATGTTTACGCTAAACATCTAGAAGTTTACAAAGGAAGATTGTATTTAGGAAATGTTAAAACAGGCTCTAAAACATATCCTTCAAGGGTTATATTTAGTGAAGTAAGCAGAGATACTTTCCCAGAGAACAATTACTTTGATGATATGGGAGAGGGTATTACAGGGCTTAAAGAATATAGCGGTGCTTTGTTTGTATTTACACAAGATAAGGTAGCGGCTTGGGACGAGTATTCTCTCACGGTTCTTAACACTAACGGTGGTACAACTAACAAACAAACAATACAAGTGAGTGAATCAAGAATGTTGTGGTATAACAGGGGTGGTGTTTATATGTATGCAGGTGGTACAGAAGCAGTTTTAATAAGCAGACCAGTACAAGATTGGATAACGGCAATAGAAAACGCTAATGAAGTAACTGCTGGTTTAGACCCTAGAGGAAGATATTGCCTATACATTGGAGATGTTACTCTCAACGGAGTTGATTATAAGAATGTGATTTTAAGATACGATATATTAATAAATGCTTGGGACATTCTAATAGACAGACCATTTAAGTATTGGACTAGAAACAAGGCTGGTGGTGTTTATGAGACCTACACAACAAATGTAAACGGTCAACAGGTGTGGCAAATAGACTTGGGATATGCCTTAAACGGCTCAGCACAAGCAAGTGTATATCAGACTCCTAAACTATTTGGTGCGGCTGAGAATGTAGATGATATTAAGAACGCCTATGAGATACAAATTGTTTATAAACCCACAGGGGCAAATGAATATTTAACTGCACAATATAGAGTGGGTGGTACAGGCACTTGGTCTAATGTAGAGGGTACAGTAAACAATGTGTCTTTGTCAGGAACAGATGATATTAAGGTGCAAAGGCTTATTATACCTAGTAAAGCAGCAGGTAAGTTTATAGAGTTAAAACTCAGCCACAGCTCAAGCGGATCAGGGTTTAACATATATGGTATTAACCTAATTTACGATGTAGAGGAGAGGGAGGAACACTAATGGCACTAACAATAACAGAACAACAAGTAAGAGAACAGCTAGGGGCTTATTTAACAAAGCCTTTAGAAGTAACTTCTGGCACACTATCTACACAGCAGACCTTGTCAGCAACTTCTTTGTCAACAGGAGGGCTTAGTGGGTCTTTTATAATCAAAAATCAGGGAAATATTAGTATATACAACAACAACAATATACTATCAATTTTTATAGGATTCTAAATGATTGGAGATAATGTCCCTAAAATATTAGCAGCCAGAGAAGACTTTGATGTTAGAACTGCAGAAGTTAAGAACCTAACCTTAGATTCTACTAAAAACCAATTAAAAGAGTTTATGTCAGGGGGAGGTAGTGTTACGATTGTTAAAACGGCATACGATAGACCAAAAAAGATAGTTGAGATTATCCATAATCTAGGTTATCAGCCTTTGTTTACAGGTTGGTTTAGATTAAATGGAACAGACGATTGGAGAATTATTCCAGCAGGAATAACCTTTACTGTTGGAGGGGCAGAAGCGACAATTATGGGTGCTATAGACAGACCTAATGACAACATCTTACAACTGCATTTTTATGATTTTGATATTTTTGGTCCTGAATACACAAAAACTGTGGATTACAAGTATATAATTTATATTGACCCCTACAAAGATGCTTGGAGTTCCTAAACTAACTGTTGCTAGACCTAAGTTTGATGCAAGAACTGCACAGCCTAAGGATTTAGCCTTTAGTAGCGATTACAATCTTGGAAAAATAGCTAGAGCTATGAAGTTTACTACAAACACACCAGCGGCTCATGGACTTCCTTATACACCTAGAATTATGTCTATGAGAGAGCCTGTATCAGGAAGGTTTGGATGGGGAGGATTATGTGCAGTAGACGGAACTAACCTAAAACCAACCATAGCCTTACATGCGACTTCCTACGACCCTTATACTTCTGCAGATGATGTTGCTACATGGGTTTATGTGTTTGTTGATCCACTAGTTGCTGGAACATACAAAAAGGACATGACAGGCAAACCAGTCTTAATTGTTGGTGCAGATGTTAATAAGAACGACTATGAGCAGAGGATTCATTCTAATTATGATACCTTTAAGGTCCACAGCACAGGGAGACTTACCATAAATGCCCCAGAATATGACCCAGGTACTAGTGGGGGAGTTAAGACAACAACTGCAACTGTTAATCACGGACTTGGTTATGCACCTATGTTTGCACCTTTTGTCAATTATGAGATGGAAAGAGAAGCCTATTTGTCGTGGAATAGTCAATATAATTCTGAGACTTGGAGTTCAGGAAAGGTCTTTTATACAGGACAAGATGTTGTTAATCCCGATACTTCTGCTTGGTACACATGTAAACTAACACATACGGCAAACTCTACAAACAAGCCAGAAACAGGGGCAAATTGGACTACATATTGGGATATTTATGTTGAACCAGACTTTTATGATACCTATGTAAACAAACTAGAGGACCAGAAGTTTATTTATGGTGGTGTAGAGGCTTTTAATTTGTCCTATATCAAGTATTATTCCACTTCAACACAACTGGTATTGGAATTGACACAAAACTGCGCACCAGACCAACCACCAGGTTATGAATACACGCCGTGTCCAGCTGAGAAGGTTTATGTAGACTACACAATTTTCTACAATCCAGCAGGAGAAGAATTTAATTTGTTATGATATGTTATAATATTACATATAGGAATGGGTAAACGAGGATGTATAATTTGATACATCTAACAAATGGCAACATATATAGTCCAGCGGGGAGACTCCCTCTCTAAAATAGCAAAGAAGTTGGGAATACCAAACTGGAGAACTCTTTATGAACAGAATAAAGCTGTAATTGGGAGTAACCCTAACTTAATCAGACCAGGACAACAACTTACTTACGGAGCACCAGCACCAGCACCAGCACCAGCACCAGCACCAGCACCAGCAATCGCAGGAACAGGTGGTGCAGAGGCAGGAGCGGCTCAGCCAATAGATTTTGGAGCAGTATTACCATGGGAACAGTATTTTAATCCTGAGTTAGTACAAGGGAGTGCAGAACAGGCTTATGCTAGATACTTCGCACCAATAGCCCAACGAAGACAGTCAGAATTAGAAAGTGGATTTGCTAATAGAGGTTTAATGAGAAGTGGAATACGACAGGATTCACTCTTAGACCTGTATCAACAAATGGGACAGGAACATCAAAAGGGAATAGAAGCCGATATTATGCAACAGAAGGCATGGGCTCAAGAAGACTACAACAGAATGCAGGAGTTGTATGAGAAGAGTTCAGGTAAACAGAAGCCTACAACAACAGTCTACACCCCTTACAAAGTAGAAAGACCCAAAACAGATGCAGGTATTTACGGAAGTTCCTATATAGATTGGCTTAATAGAGCAATTAGGAAGTAATATTTGATTTATTAAATAAAATGGCAACAACAGCACAAAGACTAGCAGAATACGAGGAATTATATAGACAGGCTCAACAGTATGACCCTAACAAGTTCCAAAATGACTTTGAGAAAGAATACAATGAGGCGGTTAATTACAACAAAGACCTTATAGACCAACAATCTTCTGCACTGGGAGAACTTCAAACCGTTGCCCCTACATTAAGGGAAAAGTACATGAACACTCTCATATCAGACCCTACTGCCCAAATGGCCTTAATAGCTCAAGCTAGACAAGCCCCTATTACTCAATGGAGTACAGCCTCTAATCTACTTAATGCTAGGGGTCAAAGATACCAAGATATACTAGGCAAGGCTTTAGGAGCTTATCAGACAAGTGCTAACCAAGCTAATATGGCAGCAGAAAATGCTTGGAGATTGTATCAAGATGCCCTACAACAAGACCAGTTTAATAGACAATTAGCAGCAAGTAGGGCAGCCGCAGCTCGGCAAGAAGGAATCAACCTTGCAGACTTGCTTTCCCTAGCTGGACAAAGAGGTGGGAATGGGGGTGAAGGGAAGAAACCAGTAGATGTTCAAGAAGCACGATACAACCAATATAAAGAGATGGGATATACAGATGAAGAAGCATACACATACGCAACAAAGGGTATTCCTGAGGATAGACCTGTAACCTCTGAGAAGGGTGGGGTGGTTGGCTTGTTAGGAAAAATTTGGGGAAGACCACTAGACTGGGCCTCAAAGGTGCTTTATGGTTACACTGGTCCAAATAGATACAGCTCTCAGAAAAAGAAGAAATAGGTAATTATTTATTAAAATAAAAAAATGGCGACTTTTAGAGAAATGAAGGCAAAATATGAGACCCCAGCAAATAGGGGTTTTGCAGGGAATATACTTAGTTCTTTAACGCAGCCCTTTAGAAGGGCATACGAAAGTGCCAAATATGCAGCCTCCGCACCTGGAGGATACAAACCTATGTTTGATTCTTCTTCAATGGAGGATATTAGTGCGGCTATAAACGAGCCTACAGAACAAGTATTAAAAAGCATTGCGACCGCAGGTTCTTTTCTTGTTCCAGCGGGAGGTGGTGCAGCAACATCGGCAATAGGAAGAATAGGAACAGCTGCGGCTAGGGGTGCTGGGGCTGGTGCATTGGCAGGATATGGAGGATCAGAAGAAGGAGACGAGTTAACATCAATATTAAAGAGTGCAGGGCTTGGTGGATTAGTTGGTGGAGCATTACAGGGAGTTGGTGAGATATCTAAAGGAATTAAGAATGCTAAAGTACCTAAAACAGGAAAGATGGCCCAATATGGACAAGAATTAAGGGGAAAAGCAATTGGACTTGACCCAAACAAACTAGCCACAAGAAGAGGAACAGGTATAAAATCTGTAACTCAAGGAAAGCGAACTATTAAAGGATTCTTAGATACTATGGACGAGCTTGGAATACCAGTAGGCAGTTCATCCTCAGCTTCGGTTGGAAGCGATAAGGCACTAAAGGCACTAGGGGGTCAATTTGATGAGATATTAGGTCAGGCTGATGAAGTTGTTAGATATACAAGACAAGACACAGGGAAATTGGCAACTAAAATACAATCTGCTTTTAAGAATAATCCTAGTGTAATTAAAAATGCACAATATCAAGAGCTTATGGGAGACCTACTTGGACTAGGAGATAACTATACACCAAGTCAATTAAATATGGTAAGGGAGAAGGCAAGGGAACTTATTAACTGGTCTACAACCTCAAAGGCAGGAGTTAGCGAGAGAGCAAGTCGCAAGGTCTTTGAAGTCATTGATGATTTTTTTAAGGAGAGTGTACCCCAGACAAAAGAGGTGTTAGCTAAAATGAGAGATATTTATACAGTAAGACCATTCTTACAGACTAAAGCGATAAGCTCTGGAACAATGCCTCTTGGTACAGCTTCTACACATATGGAGATTCCTACTTTTGGGTTGCAAGAGAAAATACCATCAGCTATAGGAAAGACTTTACAAAAGGGAGTATCTTTACCGCAGGGTCTTCCACAGGTATTACAACCATTGGTAACAGCAGGACAAAGAGCAATACCAGCAATACCTGGAATAAATCAAGGAATAAGTGAAGGGAGACAGATACAACAGCCACAACAATTACAACCTCAAATATCTCAACAAGACCAAGGAATAAGTCCTCTTAACCTTATGTTAGCTCAAGAAGTATTAAATGGGAACATATCAGCAGCAGAAGCTAATGCTGTATTAAGTCTACTTGGAATGGATGCCAAAAGCACCCAGTCTAATTTACCGAAGACTGATACGGGAAGAAAGGCAATGGTGGCAAGAGACGCAGCTATTGGAGCATACCAATTATTACAAGAGAGTCCTGATGTCGCAGGAAAGACTGCAGGAATAGAGAATCTTCTCTACGGGTTAACAGGTGCGGCAAACCAATCAACAGCCTACAAGTCCCAGATTGAAGCCTTAAGAAGTCAGATGTTTAATGCTCTTGGTGGTTCAAGTTTGACCCCAACGGAGAAGGAACAGTATGAGAAGTTCTTGCCAAAGGTAACAGATAGTGCGGCAAGGGCAAGACAGAAAATAGAGCAATTAGTTCCAATGCTAGAGGCTCTAATGGGAGCCAGTATAAGCTCAACAGAGACTTTAGAACAATATTAAATACTAGATATACCACCAATGGAGAACAAACCACTAACCGAGAAGGAGATTAAAAAGATAATTCAATTAGAGATTAAGAGTTGTTTTGAACAACTTACTACTGATGTTAGAGAGATAAAACAAGCACTACTTGGAAATGATTACCAACAAGGGGGGTTAGTTTCCATAGTCCAAAGTCATAGCGAATACATAGAAAAAAACAAAATCATAGGATTGGCAGATAGAGGAATGAAGGCAATAGAATGGTACGAAGGATTATCCGAAAAAAAGGGAAGCGATGGAAAAAGCGACTTGGAAAGATTAGAAGATGGTATTGATGCAATTCAAACAATTAGCACCATAAAGAAATGGGCAATCTTTTTTGGAATAACTAACATAGGGGCGATTATTGCACTAATCCTTGAGAAGTTCCTCTAGGGTGGAGTAGGGTAGGAGTAGGGGTAATATAAAATTGGAATAAATTAAGTGAGGAAAAGTATGGTTAAATTACAAAAACCGTTAAACAAGACAGAATTATGGATTACCCAAACCTACCACGGAGAGAAAACTCAATTGCCAGACACTCAATGTGCAGTAGATATTTCTGCCAATGTGGGAAATGAGGTAATAAGTGTTGTTGATGGTGTCATAGAGAAGGTGGATGTCGCTGGTGAATATGTATCAATTATTCCTGATGGAGGCAATTTTAGACTTCTATATGTTCATATCAATCTAATCCCCGTGAAGATGGGGCAGAGGGTAAGGGTGGGTCAGGTGATTGGTCATATTGCACCAAACAAAGGGGGTTCCCACCTACATTTTGGTTTAAAATGGAAGAATCCAGCAAAACCAGCACCTTGCCCTATGGACTATTTTGACAGAAGTATAGTATTCAGAACAAAGTATGCGGATATTAAAAAAGAGTGGTTCAAGGGTGAAGACTTAGATTGGAGTAAGTTTAGAGACCTAAGCTATATAGGGTTTAAGATAGGAGATAAAATTGTATTTACAGGAGTACAAAATATCAGAAGTGGTAGTGGTACAAGTTACTCTACAACAAGTCAGACAGCTAAGGGAATGACAGCAACAATTATAGGTGGCTCAAGAGTAGCTAATGGTTATACATGGTGGGACATAAGAGTAGACAATGGTGGAACAGGCTGGATTGCAGATGTTGGTAAAATGGAGATTTACACACCCCCCGTACAACCGCCTGTAGTGCCTCCAGAATCAACGGAGTGTGAAAAAGAGGTAATCAGACTGCAGGGCGAAATAGACAGCCTAAAGGCCAGTAAAACTCTTCTAGATAGCAAGTTGAGGGAGAGTCAAGAGGAGAGGAAGAGATTAGAGGGAGAGAAGAATGAAGCCGTGAGGCTACTAAATGAGTATAAGAATGGCAGGTTTGTTTGGATAGTGGATTTTCTGGAGAAACTATTTCCTAAGAAGAAGTAGGAGTATCCTTAAATTATTAGAGATTGTTTTTTGGAACAATTGAAGCCTGTTAGTACAATTAAAGATAGATTAAACAAGGAAAGAAAAAAAGTGAATGACATACTAAACATAATAATATATTCAGCAAGTATTATTTTGTTTGGTACTATGTTGGTTAAATTTATTTTATCTAAAATATAATAATGGATACAGAATTATTTATTTTGAGTGCTGGTGTATCAGGAGCAATTGGTTCATTAGCTCCGTTTGTTTTACCATCAGTATTTAAACTACTGGGAAAGATATTCAAGAGAGATCTTTCTAAAGAAGAAAAGAGATTGATAATCACTCTTCTTTCTGGGGCAGTAGCACTTACTTTAGTGCTTATTAAATATCAATGGGTAGAGAGTTTTGAGGATAATATAGGAAATCTTTTACAGTTCTTCTATATCAACTTTGTTGCAATTAAGGGTATGGTACAGACCATATATGAGTTGATCATTAAGAGTGTTCCAGCATTGGAAGAAAGATTTAGTTAGTAGAAAAAAGAGAGAGGGCCAATAGTTAAAATAAATATTCCTAGTGCCATGACGCCAGAAAACAAGGAGAGAGAGGGTTTGTATACTTCAGGGGATGAGAATAGTTTTGAGTCGATTAAAGATATTAGAATAAAACAACTTGGAAAGGGTGAGGTGAGTATAAGCTATCCTGATAGATTTATTACAGAATTGACCTTTGATGAGCTTCATAGGGAAATGGTAAGAAGATCTGAACTTAGACAACTTGTAGAGAACAAAGAATATAATACAAGAATAGAGATAGAGACTGATAGCCCTATTGCTATCGGCTGGTTTGCAGATACGCATATAGCGGGTCAAGATGTAGACTATGAGCGATTAAGATGGGAAGTAGAAGAGATTAAGAATAACCCTTACATGAGAGTCTTTTTGGGAGGCGACCTGACAGACGGATTCTGTTGGAACCCAGCACAGTTTAGTGATATAGCCAATCTTAATGAGCAAGACCTATACCTACATAAAATGCTTGAGTATATGGGGTATGACAAGATACTGGGGGGGGTAATGGGGAGTCATGAGAAATGGTCAAGAAGAACAGGGCTAGATTCTTACAGTGATATTAGAAAGAATATACCAATCTTTGATGGAACAGGAACAGTAGAATTAGTAATAAATGGCATTACCTATACAGGAGCTATCTTACACGAAGCAAAAGGAAATAGTTATTTTAACCCTAATCATGCACAAAAAAGATTTATCATGGAGAATGAGGGCTACGACTTTGTAATGACAGCCCATACTCACGCAGGTGCAGAACAATCTCAAATAAGACAGACCGCAAAGGGTAGTAAAAAGGTTGTCTTCTTGTCCGGTAAGACATTCAAGAGAACTGATGACTTCTTAGATACAAAAGGATTTAAGAGAAAAGAAGGTGAAGCCTTAGGAACTAACTGGATATTGTTCAACCACAAACAGAAAATGATGATACCTCTATCAAGTACAGCAGAAGTATTAGAAATTATGGGGAGTATTTAGTGATATAGTTCGTTAAAAATCCAACTAGAGGAGGTGTGATGTGTCCAAGAAGGCGAAGTTTGACTGGAAGCACGAGATTAAGGTATTGCAAGGGTATGTATGTCCCGTATGTGGATTAAAAGGTACAGATAGTACACTCCAGATACACCATTGTAAAAACAAATGTAGAGGTGGCAACAATTCAACAATCAACTGTGTAGCGGTTCACTCAAAGTGCCACAAGCTCATCCATGAGAAGCATGGGAACGATTATTACGACCCAAGGCAAGGCTAGTTGGTAGAGAGAGGGTATTGTATATATCCATTTTGGTATGAATATCCTCTCTTTTAGTTTTGTAAACTTAATTGTAAAGATAATTGACATGGTAAAGAGAACTAAATGCGAGGTGTACAGCAGAATTGTAGGATACATAAGACCTATTGCACAATGGAATATTGGGAAACAAGCAGAATGGTCAGATAGAAAAATGTTCAAAATAAAGAATATATGATATAGTAATTCTAAGGCTTTTAACTAAATTTAGTTGAAGCCCCAATCTGATATAGCAGTCCCCAGAAATGGGGATTGTTTTTATAGTCCTATAAAGAACTACTACATCCCCCTTGACAACCCCTATTTACTAGGTGTAAATTAGAAGTATGAGGAGAAGCACCAAGCAAAACTGCACAGAATTAGATATTTATACAGGGGGGTTGGTTTCCTTGCTTGGTCGCCAACTCTCCTGTATAACTATTTAATTTTAAGACCAGGCAAATATGCAAGAGATAATCTGTCCAAAAGAGGGAAATGCCTACTCAGTAGCCGAGGTAGAAGAAGTGGATACCGAAGAAATTGAGGGGATAACAGGGAACAATAAACTCCTATTCAAACCCGAGTTTATTCCATTCTACCTAAACGAAGTAAAGAAGTATAACTTTTCTAACACAGAAGGACTTGTCTATGGGTTTATAAGGTTTTATTTAAAAAATAATCCTAATGGAAAGTTCTATTTTACTAACGATCAACTCGCTTATATGCTAGATGTTTCTTCAAGTACGATTTCTAACTCAATAGTTAAAGTCTGCAATTGTGGAGAATTTAAAGTTTCTTACAAAGTAAAAGCAAATGGTGGCACATTCCGACTCTTAGAAAGTTCAGAGTCCGACTCTGAGAAAGTTAAGAGTGAGACTCTGAGAAAGTTAAGAGCAAATAATAATAAGATAAAAGAGAATAGTATAAACACACCTAGGGAGGCTGTGGGGGACAAGCCCCAGAGTTATGGTAGTCCTGACATTACAAAGCTACAGAACTTCCTAAAGGAACACTACCCTATACCGCTGGAGGGAATTACAGATAGAAGAAGACTACACAAT